GCTTGGAACATAGCAAAGACAATGTAGGAGACGACAATGACAGAGCAGATGCCAGAGCCGAAAGGCCGCAAGGCTGTTATCGGAGAGCGCAATGTTTATATCCCAGAATGGAACATGGAGCAACACATTGATAAGGCCAAGTATGTAATGCCTCTCATCGCTGATCCCTTGGCTAACGCAGCCGCTGTAGGTCAAGACGAAGACGATGAAGGGACATATACAGCCGCGATTATTCTTGGCGTTACCAAGGCCATTGCAGCGTCCAATCTCAAGGAAACACTCCCGGCGCTTATCGAGGGTGTTCTCGTAGAGAATGACAATGGCGTTCCCAAGATTCTTACGCTGAAAAATGCCGAGGATGAATTTGGCTTTGGCTTTTACCAGCATCTCATTCCGCTGTGTGGCGAAGTTATCAAGGATAACCTTGGCCCTTTATTCGACGGCGGTTTACAAGGGATGTTCGGGGCGATGTAAGCCGTCAGTCTAAGAAAACGACACAGCTTTACGATAAGATTGACAAAGAAACAACAATACAGAACATGGAACTTCTGGTGTTTCGCCCCGTGTTCAGTGAGAACAGCAGCGCCACTCTTGGCGATATGCTTGGGTGTTCATTGGAATTAACAATGAAGATCAATGAATACCTCGACATCAAAGATACTATACAGGAACATCAGCAACAGGAGGCCGAGCAACAACAAGCGAAGTCTCTGAAAGGCCGTGGCTAACCCTTGGAGGAATAACATGGCTGAAAGTGAAAGAGTAGCAGGGATATATTCTGAGATACAATATCGCTTTGACAGACAGAGCATTCGTAATCTCAGGAATTTCAAGAAGGATCTACGAGAAGTTAGAGAAAGCCTTGATGTTATCAAGAGAAAAGCCCGGGGTGTTAAGGGCTTTGGCATGGGAGGCCGAGGCCAGACACAGCAAGCCCAAAAGGTAGCTGAGTCTACAAGGCGCACTTCGCAGTATCAGCAAAACAATGCTCATGCAGCGAGGAAAGGCGTAGCCCAATACCAGAAACAGAATAGGCTTCTACAGAATTCCAAGAAACATGCCGCTGCCGTAAACAGGGCAAAGCAGCGAGAGACTAAGGCTTCACAGCAAGCCGCTCAGTATGAACTCAAGAAGCAACAAACCCTGAAAAAGCAGCAACAGACAATGAGACGCTTAGCTTCCCAAGGCGGGGGTCAAGGCAATCAACGCAATATCCAGCGTCTCAAGAATGCTCAGGAACGCCTAAACAGGGCTCTGAGAGACGGCACAATGTCGTTGGAACGCTACAGGTCAATGTCGCAGCGTGTGAACAACACAATGCGCCGACAGACGATGGTAGCACAGCAAACATCACGGAGCTTCACACAGCTTCGCACAGCTATTGCCGGGGCAACCGGGGCATTCTCAGCCTTCGCTGGGGGTGTGGCCATCCAGAACATTGGTGGGCAATTCGAGGATGCGGGGATAATGATGGAAACTGCCATGAAAGACAAGGCAGGCGAAGCCATGCAATTCCTTCTGCATCAATCTCGGCGTCTTGGCATTGGTGCTACACAGTCAGCCAAAGGCTTTGCGAGGTATGCCCTTGCAGGGCAAAGGCTTGGATTCAGCTTTGAAGAAGTCAAGGAGCAATTTCTTGGCGTTGCCGAAGCAGCCACTGTGTTTGGCCTGACACAGCAAGAGATCACTGGCACGATACGTGCTCTGGAACAAATGGCCGCGAAAGGTCAGGTAAAGCCATTGCCTGACAATAATACCCGCTAAATGCTGGGAACCCCTTAGAGCTTGGTGAGCCACAACGTAGTCAGCGATGACAAGCGTGAAGGCTTAAAAATCACTAAGATTGGGCAATCAGCAGGGATGCCTGTCATCGACAGGAGCCCTCAACGACTATCGAAAGCACACTTTGTGTAAGCGAGTAGAGTACGCTGCAAGCGATTGGCAGTGGAAACGGCGGGGGAAGCCTTAGTAGGTTTCCAAGATATAGTCTAGCCCTTGTGGAAACACAAGGCAGAATCTTCGAGATTCGGGAGAAGGTGTAGCGACCCTCTCTGAAAAATTCCTTCAAAATCAATAACTCAGAAGCTGAATGGCAGAGGAGCTGTAAGTTATTGATTTACAACGGCTCCCTATGTAGAAATACATAGAAAAGAAGCTGGTTAATTGCGGGGACATCCTTCGGGACAATCCGCAGCCAAGGGAATCTCTATAAGATTTCAAGGTTCAACGACCATCCCTACGGGAGTACGCTGCAAGCGATTGGCAGTGGAAAAGCCAGCTACCTTACCGAGTAATGTCGGAGGTAAAGATATGGTCTGATCTCTATGGAAACATAGAGCTGCACTAAGGGTGCGGGGGAGGGCGTAGCGTCTCTCCCTGAACATAAATGGAAACTACAGCTAGGCGACCGTATGCCTGCTGTACTCGGCATTGCCGCCGAAGCAATGAATATGACTACAGGTGAATTCCTCGATGCCATGGAGCAAGGCCAAATCCGTGCTAAGGAATTCCTCCCTGTATTTACAGAAGCTCTCAAGGCAGAGGCCAAGCCCGGCCTTGCTAAAGCCCTTGAGACTACCAACGTAGCTCTGAAAAGGGCTATGCAGAATGGCAAGATGCTTATCAAAGCCATTTTCGAGGCTGGAATAGGTGATCTTTTTGCCCAAATCTTCAACATGCTCTCGGATATATTCAGGATTCTTGAGCCAGTGTTGTCATTGCTGGTGAGCTTTGGCACGACAGTGTTCAAAGTCTTGATATTCCCTCTGAGACTTGCCATAGCAATTATCCGTGATCTCATCTCTTTGCTTGACTACGCACTTGGTGGCCAGCTCAACAATGTCATGTCAACCATTGGCACTGTTCTTGGCTATCTCTACACAATGGTCACTCAGATATTCAAAGGTATCAACAAACTCTTTGGGTGGCTCTTTGGAAAGATGCCTTCGATGAGAGTCGGCAGAAGTGTTGGTGATCGTATCGCTGAAAGTGCTAGGCAAGGCAGTGAGTTTGCCAAGGCTACACAAGAGTATGGTGGTGTTGCCAAGAACGTGGCTAAGACAGCCGGTGGTTATGCCAATCAATATGCTAGGTCACGCGCTGCAACAGCTTCGGCTGCCGGTGAGCTTGGGTCTTCCCAAGTAATTCCCACTGTCAAAGCCAACGTAGAATTCTCTGGGGAAGGCAAAGAAATGCTCAGAGAAAATCGCAATGATAAATCTAGGCAATCCATGAAGAATAACACAAGAGGCTAAGGAGGAATCATGGCTGTACCAACGGCTTTTATCGCTGGCGGGTCTACGCCTAACGGTGATAGTGCCTTAGCCAACTTTGTAGAATTCGATGCTACTGTCAGTGTTGCCACAGATTTCAGCGGAGACATTTCTACGCATCCCATTGAAACCGGGGCACGTATCGCTGACCATTTTACAAGGGAAAATCCTAAGTTCTCTATCCAAGGGGTGACATCGAATCACCCTGTCACTCCGACAAGTCCTGACAATGCTGTGATTGCTCAAGGCAATCGTGCTCAGTCGATGTACGATGTCCTTGTGAGAATGTACTTGGATGGAGCCATATTCACCCTTGTCACTAACTTGGACACTTACCCCGGATGTATTCTGAGATCACTTGGCAATACACAGGAAGTGGACTCAGCCGAATCCGTCAGAGTTGACTTGGAAGTGGAGCAGATACGCATTGTGTCTTCTCGGCTTATTTCAACGCCAAGTATCTTCCGTGATCTCGATGGTGAAGGTGGAACACAGAACGGTGGATCTCAGAGTGGCGAGGCTGTTTCCGAGGAAGAATCTACGTCAAGTTTCCAGTCACGCACTGGCGAAGTTCTCGGGATTCAATAGGAGGAATCATGGCTAAGTATTTACCAGCAGGGGAAGCTACGGATTATCAGTACAGGATTTCTCTGGAAGGCACAGGGTATGACATTAGGACACGCTGGAATCCACGCAGTGAGTATTGGAGCGTTTCCATTGGGCCTACGGGGGAACCCCCTGCTATCACAACAAAAGCCCTTGTAGGCCGTGATTTGCTTGGCAATTACGCTGTTTCAGGGCTTCCTCCGGGAAAACTCTACGTTGTAGACATCGAGAAAGGCTTTGGAAGGCCAAGTGTTGATGACTTCGGGCTTGGCAGGCGTTTTCGCCTTCTCTATGTCACACAGAGTGACCCTGACCCTGTGGATTTCTATGAAGGCTAGGAGAGACTATGTATAACCGAGAATATGAGTTGGTGGTAGGACAGAATCTCTCCG